TTTAGTTTTTTCTTTGTTATTGCCATATAATATTGAATTTAAAATTGCACTTTCTATTTGATAGAGTACGGAATCATCGAACAGTGATAGGGGCATATTACAAGTTTCTGTAGGGAAATTGTATATTACCCATAATTTTCCATCGGATCCCTTGAATAAGGCTTCTATAGAATTTTTACTGGGAGTTATTACCGACATCCTTATGATAGGTTGGTTGTTGTCCATTCTATCAGTTAATTCACGTATATTCAAGTATGCGTTTAGCCTATTTATTATATTTATATCCATTATTTAAAGTGTTAATTAATTATTTATTTTTCTTGTTGCAAATTTACATATAAAAAATAATATATGCAAATATTTTAATAAAAAATTTTATCTTTTGCCCGGGTTAGACCCTTCATGTGTGTGGGATCATCTTTGGACATCTTCTTTTTCCTCCTATTTATATGATAAGCATTGTCTAGAGAAGTAACGTTTAGGTCCATGTTATTGATCTCTTTGTAATTTACTGCTTGAGAAATTATTAATCGAAATTCAGGCCAGAATTTTTGTCCCAGGGATACTCCTCGTGATTTTACATTAAACCTTGTAACCATGAATCCGAAAGTATCAGCTTCATCCTCAGTTTTAAATACATAAAAGTAATAACTGGTTAATTGGCTTACAATTTCTGGTTTAGGTCTTATGGGCAATACCTTATAAGTGTACCTATCAGAGGGATATACCAGTACAATATAATATTTTTCTTTGGGATAATTAGTTTTATACCAAAACTTTTCTTTTATCTTATCCAAAAACCATTCGGGCATTCTATGAAGAAGATACTTTATATAGGCTTTATATTTCCTATTTACTCTTCTCTTATATGCTGAAGGTTGTTGGAGCATTACAGGAAGTATCCTAAATTGATTCCATCTATCGAATTCCCTTATTAAACGAATAGTATCCATATCCCAGGGATCTTTTGTTTCCATTAACCATCTCATATTCCTATTAATTACTCGATGATTAACCTTTGGAACTATTTGCCCAGCTTCTCCGGTAAATAACCTTGCTTCCTTAGTTCCTATTCTTTTTTCTATTAATCCCTCAATATAACTTCGAAAAGAAAATTCACAAGGGCAATCTGGTCTGAATATGGCTTCGTGTTTTTCAAAAAAATCTCCAAATAACCTAAAGAATTTCTCAGCTCTTTCTCTTAATTCTATGTATTTATAATGAGTAATACCCATTATCTGACTAGCTTCACAAGAGGATTTATTTTCGGATATGGATAAAAATAAGCATTGCCTTTCCTCTTCTTTTAAACATTCCCAAGCTTTTTGTTGATACGGTGTCATGTCTTGCCTTTTTTACGTTTAATTAATTTTTGCCTATCCAAATAATCCTGAGTGTAAGTATTAGGATTGAAAGGTTTATCTTGACCTATTAGTATATCCGGATTATAATCTCGGTATATTGTATAGAATATATCATCAAAAGGTAGTTTAGTGATCAATTTACCATATTCAGGATACATCACCACTTCTACCATTTTGGCATTGTAATCTATGGATAATACCGTAGCATCTACTCCTTCATAGGGATAATTATTTAAGGTAATATAATCGCCTATTTTTAAGCTCATAAGTTCTTCTACAGAATATTGTTTATTAGCTTTTGCTAATTTAATAAACCTTCTTACTACATCTCTTTTTACTGTAGCTACCTTTGAAAAATCATCCCAATCCTCCGCATTATCTATCCTTTTACGTTTTTTCCTGGAAAAAATAGTCTCGGTATCTTTTAACCAAGATCTTATTCCAGGAATTTTCTTTCTTAGAGTATTAAGGAAAGTCCTTGAGTATGCCAATTCCACGGGCATTTTCATAAAACCATAATTGAAAAGTATAGGAACATTTTCGAATAACATTTTACCTCTACTATTTCGCTTAAGTATATTTAAAGTTGGGATTATTGCCTTAATCTTAGGACTTAATCCCAACTCCTCTAATTTATGGTTTATACCTTGATAATATTTATTTTCGAGGTAAAATATTGCATATGTTCTATGACTTTTATTCATGCTTTAAATAATATTTAGCCTGTTTATGTACGTCATTATAAGGAACAGTTTCCTTAATTGCACTAGCCATAAATATATTTAGGTCACCATTATTTGGAGTACTTAGGGTCATAAAAGGATATTTCATTAATTCTGGAAAAGCAAATATCCTACGAGCTAAAATATTATTCACCACAAAAAAGAATTCTCCTTTAGGCATAGAATTATACCTCATACATAATATAGGTACTCTATTAGCTCTTTGGGCATCTTTTGAAGCTTGTTGCCAGAATTTTAATATATCGCATCCCTTATTACCTAAGAGAACATGCTCAAATTTAATTTCCTTATAGGATTTACATTCTATGGAAATTTTACACTTATGAGCATGTTTCTCATCGGTACAAGTTATATCAGATACAGAATCTTTGTTGGAATGCCATGCTCCAGATCCTGCACGATTACGTTCAAATTTATATCCAGACCATTCAGTAAACCATTTAGCTACCTGTCTTTCAAATTTTGATCCTTTAGATTTCGAATTCATATCACTAGTATTGTAGTTTTATACAATACTTTATAGTACCTTATAATGGGATAACCCATCAACTTTTTCGACTTGTAGGATTTTTACATTACCTAATGGGATGGTATCTTGATGAGTTATTAAAAATAAAGTTTTATCCTTGAATATTTCTCTTATTAGTGAAGTTACTAACTCTATATTCTCTGAACTTAAGCTTTCAAATACTTCATCCATGAAAGCAATATTAAATCCCTGGGATACCGTAAGTAATTCATTCATAGCTAATGCTAAGGAGATGTTTACCAATTGCTTTTCTCCACCAGAAAGTTCATCATACTCCATTATTATGCCGTCTCTTTCTATGGTAGTAACAAAATCCTTCCTTGCTGAATCCAGATTAACTCCAAACTCTATTTTAAATCCTAATATAGGCACATACTTGTTCAATATCTCATTAATAAGATCAATAGAAGAATCGAATAAAAATGCTTTTATTCCCTGATTACCCAATGGATCATCCAGTAACCATTGATAATCCCTATATTTGGATAATTGAGATTCATACTTAGCTTTTAGAGGTTTTATCTTCTTTCTTAAATGTGATATTTTACCTTCATAATCCTCACTAAAGGTATCATATTTAGCTTCTTTTAGTTTTCTTATTTCACTATCTATCTCAACCATTTTTCTGGAATACCAAGTAGCTCTCATTTCTAACTTATCATAATCACTCTTGATATCCATTAACTTAGATTTTCTATCGTATAGTTGGGATAATTCTTTATCACAATCGGATATACCTTTATAAGCTTTCTTTAGTTTTTTCAAGGAAGATAAAGCTTCGCTATACCTTTTATTCTTTACCAATTTATATATATCATCGATAAACTCTTCCAAGGGTATATCTATGGTTTCCTCACAGAGATCTTTAGTCTTTTTATACTTAGATATAAGTTCATTAGTATTCTTTATTCTTATGGGTAAAGTTTGCAATACCTCTTCACTCTTGGACCTTTGAATATCTCCCAATTTCTTAGCATAATCCAACCTTGTAGATTCTAATTCCGTTATCTGCTTAGACCTATTAATCTTAGCCTCTAATTCCTGAGTTTTGAGTTTTCTCTTTAATTCCTTATAATTCTTCAGTTTATCGGTCATTACATTGAGATCTCCCTCCATATCCAGGATACCTTCCCTCATGGCATCTTTTTTACCTTTGGCTATATCCTTAGCAGTATTAAGGAAATTGAGATTAAATATCTCTTCGAATATTGCCCTTTTATTAGAATTATCTTCCTCTATTAATCTCTTTAATCCTTGACCAAATACTATCGAATTAATAAATAACTCATAAGGCATTCCCAATACCTTATTTATCTCCTGTTGAATAGAGAACTTACCTTTTAAATCCAAAAGTTCTCCATCCCTTATAAGTAAAACCCTATCCTTTCCCTTTGCACCATCCTCAATTTCGGATGTATATTTTTGGCATCGGATAATATTGTAAGGTATACCATCTTTTAGGAAGTATATACATACCTTAGTTCCCTTATAATCCTTGGGTCTTAATTCTTCCCAGGTATTTACTTGGGATTTACCTTTCAGATTCTTTCCATATATACACCATACTAAGGAAGAGATTAAACTAGACTTCCCCTCCCCATTAGCACCACGTATCCATACTATCTGATTTTGATTAAGAGTAATATCAGCTTGGGATATTGAACAAAATCCTTCGGTAACTAACCTTGTAAATTCTATCATTGATCTGCCTCCTTAAGTACCTTAATTAAAAGTTGTTCTTTGTTCTTATCTTTTATGCCTTTTACCTTCATATACCTCTTTGCTAGAGTTTTATTTGTTAATTGCTTAGTAATCTTATGTTTAGTTTCTACTGGAGTACTAGCAATTTTGGGTATTACGGTATAATAATTACCATCATCCTTAATTTCATCCTGAGATTCCACATCGATAAATCTAGGATACCCTTTTAACTTCACAAATGTCATGGATAGGTCATCATATAATTTCCAATATCCCATATCACAATCTCTATCGGTTCTCCTTTGTTGAATAGGAGCACCTATCATATATACCTTCTTGGATAATTTTTGAGGTTTATGTATATGACCACATAATACTAAATCGAATCGATCTAATACATTGAGATTTAAATTTTCTACAGACCCTACTTCCCTACCATCAGTATCTCTTGCTCCAGGATAATCTGTATGAAGCATAAGGATATGTTTTTGTTTAGGATCCAGTTTCATCTCTTTAAGATATTTACTTAATCCTATATTGTGATCTACATAGGGTACACCATGTATCATGATATTATCCTTGATAGGGATTTGGCAATAATCTAAGCATACTAGCCAAGGAAACATTTTAGTAAATAGCCTTGTCCAACTTACAGGATATTCTCCAATCTTACTTATATGGTTAATTTCATGATTCCCACTTATGGCATACATAATTGGGTATCCCATATACCTTGTGTGTACTACTAAGGAATCATGGAAAATTATATTGAGTAACTCAGGTCTTATCATATCGGGCTTATGGAATAAATCCCCACAAAATAATATGGGCACTCTCTCGTTGTAGGACTTAGATAACAGGGATACCAGGATCCTCATTTGATTATGAGTCCTGGTATCACCTTCATTAAACTTAGCCCAGTCGTTAATATGCAAATCCGATATTACGTACGCTACTAAGTTTTTCATATAAAAATAGTTCAATTACTTTAAGAATAATTCAATTACTGATTTACGTAAATCCAAATTAGGCTCATCCAATACCAATACTTTAGTTTCTCCATATAAGGATTTTATACTACCTACTGGACAGGGATAATCCAAAGTCTTAGGAGCTTTTAACCAGGAATCTTTTAATGACCTTATATGATCCTCTGAAGTGAATCCCCATAATTTAAGTATCATCTCCATGATAGCACTTATTTCCATTTGAAAGAATGAGCTAACTATTCGTTTCCCATTATCCTCGGTTACCCATTCTTTATATAAACCAGTATGGAATCGGATGAATATTAAGTGAGTACATTCCTGATTAAGGAGCATCTTGCTTAATTCCAGGAAATGTTCTACTTCGCATTCGGGTTGTTTGTCGGCTTGTTTATATAGAAAATAAGCAGCACTATCAAGATAAGATCTATCAGATACAAAATTTTCATACTCTTTGAACTTTTTATGCCTAAGATTTAGTATTTGCATATCCTCATGGTATAATTCCATAGGATCTCTTGCAAGCATATCCTTATGAGGCATATCTTTTGTCTTAGGGAGCAAATCAGATACACTACCTGATACAAAGGGCATACTATTAGAGCTAAATAATTCAGCTCCATTAGCAATCCATTCTGCAAGGGTGGATTTTCCAGTACCACTTGCACCTGCAAACATTACTTTACTCATGGTTGTATTCTTTAAAAGGTTTCATAAATATATCTGTCATGAAAGATGCCAAGGAGTATTCGATACATACTTCTTTGAATTTCTTCCAATTGATAGGCTTATTTAGGTAATGTAATGGTAGATCCTTTTCATCTAAAGGGTGTTCATTTATAAACCATGCTAAGTCTATCAATTTCTTATTCCTTTCGTATGTTTCTTTTATATCTAAGCATTCTCCTTTTTTAAATGCTTCATCTACCCACCAATATTTATCAAGAAACTTTCTAGTTTTAACGGGTCCATATCCTTTTACTCCGGGAATATCATCAGAACTATCCCCAACTAAACAAAGGTAATCAACGGTTTCTTCGTTAGTATACCCAAATAATTGTTTACAATTACCTACAGTTACTACCTCATTTTTCCTGGGATTGAATACCTTTACATCTTTGGATATTAGCTGGTTATAATCCTTATCTGAAGATACTATGGTTTGAACATATTTGTTTCTATCTCCATACTTCTTATACCTAAGCCAAGCAATAAAATCATCTCCCTCATACCCAGTAAGTTTTTTCTTATCGAATACATAGGGTATTCTTAGGTATTTAAGCATTTTCATTATCACAGCTTTTTGTGATTGAAGGGATTCATAATCCACCGAGATATTTTTCCTATGTCCTTTGTAATTCGGGAGTAACTCCGATCTATATGGTGAATGCCCATTATCAAAAGCCAAACAAATATTATCCGGATAAAATCTCTCAAGGTACATGTGAAGTGATTTGAAAAATCCAAAAATTGCGCCAGAAGGTTTTCCATCGGTACTCTTGAATTTTTCGAACTTGTGAAACGATTGGTGCAGTACATTCTCTGCATCAATTAGTAATACTTTCTCTCTCATCACTAAGCATTATTAGGTGTATTTTATTAATAAGTTCTCTAAGGAATTTCTCAAAAGCCTTACTCCTACCTGCTAAGGCTAATAATTCATGAGATAACTTATCGGGATCACCACATAGGAAAGATGCTCCCCCAATACTATCACAAGCTAATACCATTATATGAGCTTTATTAGGAGTATTTTCTTTATCCTTATTATATTCCTGAAGGTCATCAAAAAATTTCTTAGTGAACTTAGTCAATTCATCCAATTCTCTACCGTGATCAATCTTTACTTTTGGTTCCATAATATTTCTCCTTATATGTTTTAATGTTTTCCATTGCCATTTTATACTCACCCATTATAATATCCAGTATTGATTGAAACCAATAATGGCCAGGAGTATCACTACCACTACTAAAATCAGCATCTATCAACATTTGTGACCAATATTGATAAACATAATCACTTAATATAGATCCAGAATCTGACTGATCCATAGTATGTTTAACTGTTAGCGGATCCAGATTTTTAGCCATCTCCATTATGTGATAGGCTTTATCTAAATCCTGTTCCTTTCCCTTAAACCAATGTCGAGAGACATATTTCAGGGCTTCTCCCTGGAACCAATTGAGGGAATAGGTAACCATTAAATTTACGGGTTCTATCTTAAACCTCTCATAATGGCTACCTCCAACTTCCTGCGAATTATTCATCTTCATTTTCTTCTTCCTCCGTATTATAAGATTCGTATTCTACTCCCTCTACTGGGAAGTAATTTTTATTTAACTCTTGGATCCTCTTTTTAGTAGTTCCAATCGTATTTATATTTGCTTTCCTAAGTAATTTGCGTCTGAGAGAATCATCTTCTTCCATTAATTTTTGGAATTTCTCTTCACCACGGCATAATGTACTACCCTTGTATTTATAAACTCCTCCTGAGGATTTTTCTACAATGTCATTTTCTACTAATACATCTTCTAATCCATAGTATCTATCAAATCCAACATCATGGAATTTAGGGTTGAAATACACAGGACATTTTGATATTGTAGGTCTTGGAGGAGCAACTTTATTCTTAAGTAATCTGATGGTGATAAGTTTTCCAACCTTACGTTCTTTACCTTTGCTTTTAATAGTGACTGTTTTGCCTGAATAGAAAGCAAGTCTGATAGAAGCATAGAATTTAAGTGCCGCACCTCCAGTAGTAACGCTCGAATCTTTTCCAAATCCGACATTTAAGGCAGTTCTTAATTGGTTAATATATATCTGGGTTATCCCTAATCTGAAGAACAATTCGTTCCTAATTCGGAAATATTTATACAATGCCTTTGCTCTACCTCCCATTTCAGCTTTTGCATCGGTCATCTTGGCATCTATATTATCCGAACAATCTGTAGCAGCAATCGAATCTAATACCAGTAATATTGGTTCATTATTAGTTAATTGTGCTCTTAGATACAATGCAAGGTCTGCTACGGCATCTGCAATATATTCTATTCGAGTTTCATTTATTACGGTTACCTTTTCAGGATCAACTCCATTCTCTTCTGCCCATGAATTCATCCAAGATTGTTCGGCATCTACCCATATAACATGTCCACCCAGTTGTTGACAAGCATAGGCAAAGTTATAAGCTATTAGAGATTTTCCTGAACTCTCCTCACCAGCTATCTCAAGGATTTTCCCAAAAGGTATACCTCCACCCATCTGATGATTAAGGGCAAAGAATGTAGAGGGTAACCATAAACCAGTATCTTCTTTATTAGAAGCCACTTTTATAATATCCCCATACTTCTTTAGAAGTTCATTTTTAGTTGGGATCTTTAATTTATTTTTAGCCATAACGATTTAAGTTTACAATAAAAGGAGAGAAATAGAAATTGTTATCCCTAAATCCCTCCTTTCAACCAACACACTTATTAATATTATACTATGAAAAGAAAAATTCCTTTTAGATATCGGATTTATACTTCTTATGTGATACTTTCTTTATTTTGTTTTTCTTTTTAGATTTACTCTGGGGAACTTCTTCCTCATCTTCATCATAATCTTCATTTAAGAATTCCCTAAGTTTATTCTCGAGTTCATCATAAGAAAGTATTTGGTTCCTAACAATACCTTCCAGATCAATTGTACCTCTATATTTGGAATCCAATTTAGAAGGTTTGCAAGGTCTTACCGAATATGTGGTATCATTTTTACCAGATCCAGTCCTTTGGATTTTAATATCGTATCCCTTAATAGGATCAGTCATATCTCCATAGTCATCCTCATCCAAATACAGATCGATAATATCTTGATATACTCCAGATGATATAAGTACTGCTTTATCTTCTCCATTATAGTCAGGATGCAATCCTTTTTCATCCTCATATACTATACCACCAATAACATATTTCCTACGAGGTATAAGTTTTTTAGCTAATTCCTTATCAGCTTCATCCTTTGAATTCTTTAGCTCTTGGTATTTTTCCATCCAAGGACAAGGTTCCTCAAAAGTAACTGGAGAAATAATACCTCCTATTTTGGGATTTGGATAGAATTGAATTATTTCCAATCCTAATTCCTTATCATCCCCAGGAGATTTCATCCTTATTCTAGTTACTCCCTCTTTAGGAAATACAAATCCACCTCCACCTTTTTCTTGGAGTTTCTTTTTACGAGCTAACATCTTATCTCTGGTTGACATACCAGATGAAGATAATTTCTTTTCTTTTTTCATATTACTTGGGATTTATTTCAACGTATGCAATTTCTGAAAGTGATAGGATTGTGAATTTGGTATTCTCAAGTTCCTTTTGTAATTCTTGAGGGAATTCATCAGCATCAAACTGAATCTCTTTACCAGAATACAATCCGTAAGTAATGATATTACCAATATTAAATAGATACTCCTGTCTTTGATAAGCTTCGGATATACTACCATGTTGGACTATTACACCCTTCTTAGGTCTGGATTCATCCATAGTTCCCGGGAGTATAATATTTCCCACCTTAGTTTCCCCAATAGGTGTTGCAACTACTACTTTATCCTCAGCAGGTATACCTTTTGAGCTAAGGATTTTGTTAATCAATTCAGCTACAGCTGAAGAGATGTAATCAAGTTTTATACGTTCCATAAATATATGATTTTGATTAAAATGATAACTATCCATTAAGTTTTCTTTGGTTAGCATTTAAGGTTCTTAATACATCTATACGATTCTCGTAGGCTCTACAGAAAGAGATTAAATTACTTGCAGCTTCACAAGCCTTAATATGTTTCTCTGAAAGAGATTTGTATTTCGAATTAGTATTTGCCTTATTCGAAACATAATCATTATTCCATCTTTCATTGGTATCTTTATAAAATAACCAAGCTTTGGAATAAGCCTCTTCTTTCTCCCTTGCAAGTAAATCTCTTTTCTTTATAAGATAATCTCTAGCACGACATAATATAGTATAATTGAACAAAGATTTTTTGAGTTCTTCATCTAGATTGTCTTCATCTATATCCATCTCCTTTTTAGGATCGATATAATAATATTGCCCATCAATCTTTACCTTTAAAGGTGTCAAGGGCACTGAATTTAGGCCTGAACAGTTTTTCTTTATCATATGTTATCTTCCCTTCCATAATATATTCCTCTAATTTACCAAAAGCATATATCCACTGAGTGTGCATTTCGGGAGCATGTATATATTGCTTAAACTGATCCAGGTATTTGTATATTTCATAGAATCTCAATTTAGCATCTATATCTTCATCTCCTCCAATTTCTAGCATCTTCAAGAATAAAGCATAGAACATATCCACCCAGTTTTCATGGATATAACTAGCATTCTCTCCATCTTTTTCATTGGGTATTTCCTTATATAATTGCTCGGCATGATAAATGGCTCTTTTGGATGCCTTCAATATTTCGGTTATATGCCATTGATCCTTGGGATTAAGTTTTACTCCCATCATCCTTAAAGCAGTATTAAGGTATTCATAATTCTTTTGAAGTACACCCGAAAGAATATAAACTAAGTGTAATCTCCAGTTAGCCTCCTTGTAATACTTATTTTCCTTTAATTGACTAAGTAATAATTCTCTTCTCTTATCCATATCTATTCCTCCCAACAAATCTTAACTGTATCTACATAATCGCATGGACTTGCAATATCATATGCTTCTTTTCTCGTCTTATAGACTCTTGTACCAAGCAAACCATCCTTATACACATTCACCCATCCCTCTTTCTTTTCGGGGAGTATCATGAGATCCTCATCATTCTGTTTATCAAAATCAACTTTTCCATTCGACAAATAATAATGTACTGATTCCCCAAGAGGGTCTGACACAAGAGCTACAATGTGCATATCCCAATCCCTATCAAAGCAAATAATCCTTGCCTTGCGTCCGTCTCTTGTGCAGACTGGTTTGCCTTCTCTTGCTTTCTGAATATCAAAGGGCTTTAGATTTAATTTCTTTTCTTCCATATCCTTTTGTTTGATTTCTATTTCAACTATATCAACTCTTACCAAAGTGATTCCTTCAGTGGGTAGAGGTAACTTTTCAATATTCATAGGTAATTTATAAAGTTGATAAGTTCTATCATTATTTATATAATGATCTCCAAACTTTTCAAGTTTCTTGAAGATGGTATGTTTGTTGTCTGTTCTTCTTACTTTAGAACATTGCCCCGCTACTTTATCAGCTAAATCGCTTTTAGTACCACTTCCACATTCGGTAGTAAAAAGTGAACATTCACCACAACTATCACTTTGTATACATTGGTACCATTCACCGTTTAGCTCGAATATTTCTCCTATCTTGCGTTCCATAATTTAATCCTCCCATTTTATTCTAGTATAACTTAATTCTTTACGATCTTTACACATATCCTTAGCAGTATCTTCGGATTTAACTATAGCAACTATATCATCTATTCTATTGTGAGGTTTATCATCATAATATACCTCATAATAGCCTTTGTCTTCATTACCTATAAATACTACGTACCTATAGTTTTCGTTTTCTGAATTGTTGTTCATATTTATCCATCTCCTTTCCAAATAACTTTTTATAATCCTTTATGGGGATCTGTTTAAACTTTTTATGCTCTTCCATATATTCTTCTACTGAAAAATCTGGTTGAAGCATTTTGTTGTAGTCATAACCAGGAATAAAGGGCAATTCTTCTGCCATGGTTCTTCCAATAGAAAAATCCATAGACATATCTACGGTATCTATTTGGAATCCAAAATAAGGTTTAGTTTTAGGGTTCCTAAATATATCCCACATCTTATATATTACCCAAGTATTTATATATTTTGGATCTACATAAAAGTAAGAAGCATCATGAACCAAACAATTCAATTCCATCATTGGAAATTTACCCTGTATCATTTCCCAATACAGTAATATACTACCAAACAAATTCATATCGGATGCTGCAGATTGACAAGGGAAATTAACTGATAATCTTTCAGCATAAGCAACTTCTCCCATATCTTCAGAATATACCTGAGGTAATCTTCTTTTCCTTCCAAACAGGGATTTAACATACCCATCTCGATGTAGAATTTTAGCTTGATGTTTCATGAATTTCTTGATAGCGGGATGTTCCTCAAAGAATTCATCCAATTGTTGCTGTGCTTCAGATGGAGTAACTATCAATCCTGCCTTAGGATCGGATAATTTTTGGGATAAAAGTTTTGCCTGAATTCCATATATGATTCCGAATGCAATCTGTTTAGCTTGCTTTCTTCTAGTTTTCCAAAGCTTATAATCGGGATGATTTTCATCGGAATAAACCTTAAAAGCTTCTTCATAAGGAACTCCATATTTTTTAGCTGCAATAGCTAAGTGAGGATCCTGACCATTTGCAAAAGCATGAAGATAAGTTTCATCCCCTGATAAGTAAGCCATTATTCTCAATTCAGCTTGGCTAAAATCCATTACTAAATATAAGGTTCCAGGTTTAGCTATTAGTTGCTTTTTAATATTTGGATCCACGGAAGTTTTGGGTACTTGTTGCATATTTGGCTCAGATGAAGATAATCTTCCACTCGTAGTTCCTATTAGATTAAACTTACCATGTAAACAATTATCATCCTGTACTTTATCATGCCATCCCTCAATATAAGTAGTATACATCTTTTGTAATGCCCTTAATTCCAAAAGATTATCCAGGAATATTGCTTTAGGTGATTCAGGATTTTTTACCTTTAATCTCATTTCAGTTAAGGATTCCTCATCTGTTGAAGGTTTACCCTTATCAGTCATCTTAATAGGTTTAAACCCGAATCCACTTTCACCGAACATAATTGCAGGTAAATCTACAGAACTACCCAAGTTTATAGGTCTTATAAGTTCCTGTTCCTTTTTAGTAGTAAATTCTCCTGCCTTAATCCTTGCAATCTTCTCCTCCCGGGATTTTATTTTACGAGCATCCTTAAGATCATGGGGATCCAAATCCTCTAATTCCTTTTCAATGCTAGAAATATAAGCATCTACTTTCTGTTGATTATATTCTTTAGTAAATCTTTTTACTCTTGGAAGATTATATACATTTGCCTTGGCTTGTTCTATTTTGGGTTTATACTCTTCTAATAATTTCTGGTTGAATTTTCGATCCAAATATAATCCACGTCTCTCTGCTGAAGTAAGTACTCGAGATGCAGTCATTATAAGATTACGATACAAATCATACAATCCCAAGTCTATTAGTTTCTTTTCAAAGAATAAGGTTAATCTCAAGGTATAATCAGTATCTTGGCATCCATATTTGCAAAGAGGTTCCAGTTCCTTTTTATCCCAAGGTATTTTATCAAAGGCATCCTGTTTCTCGTAATTGCCATACTCGGGTAAATATCTCCTTACCATAGATTTTAGATCATTGGGACGTTCCTCATTTAGGATATATTTAGCAAGCATTCCATCTATGGCAGTACCCCGATAATATATACCGAACTTCTCCCATATCTGGTTATCGAATTTTATATTCCACCCTACTTTGATTACATCATAATCTTCGATAAGTTCATGACCTATTTTAAGTAATGCCTTTTTCCAAGGGAAATTCTTTGGAGTTTCAGGATGTTGTAACGGAATAGAGCAACCAAATCCAGGCTGAAATGATATGGATAATATGGTTGCTCTAAAATCATGGTTATACAGGGGTTGTGCATTTGTCTCAAAATCATAGCAGCAATACCCTGTATACTTACAGGACTGGATTAAAGTGTCCAGTTCCTGTAAGTTTTTTATTATGTGATATTTAGTTTCCATATCAATACTTGTCTTGTAGGTCCTCCAAATTCATTGAGAGAACATGCCAATCCTTCTTATATACATGCAAAGAATCAATGGTATGATATAGATATCCAGGTTTTACTCCCACTCTTTTTGCAACATATTCCATTAATCTCCAAGCAAGATATACATCACTACCAAAGAATGTTGCATAATCGCATGACCTTTGATGATAGGTGATATTCAATTGTTGACCTCCCTTGGGATTTTCTCTTATAAGGAAATCATAATACATTGAACAAGGGATTCTAAAATTACCATCATATCCACATTCATCATCATTAGCTGCAGAATCACTACCAAATATATTCAATACTGCTTTTCGAGTATCAGGATCTTCCTTGAGTAATTGGATTACGGCATCCAGTTTAGAGGTCTTTCTACCCTTATAAGTTACATTTTTCATTATCCTATCGGAATAGGTATAATCAAAGAATTTTTGGGGATATATATCTTTATCCTTAGCACATACAAGGAATTGTTCCCAAAGATCTTTTCTTAATTCCCAAGCACATCCCGGATTCCAAGGTTCTCCCGTTGTAGGATCCAAACTTACTCTCTCTTTAAACTCAGCATCTGCCCATTCCTTAGCATGGGTAAATACAAACAACCAGATAGGATCTCCTAAATCTACCAAGCAATATTGTTGGCAAATTATTTCCTTAGTAATAAAATCCTCATTACCTTCAATATTTTTATTTTGGTAATGTTTAGGTTTTACAATTGTCCCATAGGAATTTAATTCTCTTCCCATTTCGGACATTAACTCAAACGCATTACGAAATATTCTCATTTTATATGAAGTTTAATTTGTTTATACATAGCAACAGGTATTCCTATCTTAGCAAAGTATTTATACCTATTTAATGCTTCTTCATAATCATCGGTTTCAAAATTCCCATAACCATCAATCATTAGAAGATAGTTTTTCATTTTCTTGCTTTCTTTTAAGTCTTTTTAGATACCTTCGTTTATAAGTCCTTCTCTGAGAGTATGAAATACAATTTTCGGGGTATTCTATATCATCTTCCTCTATAACTAAATCCTTAGCTAACAAAGGTTTATACTGATATAAATCGGGGCGTACTACTTTAAAACTCCTAAAATATACCTTGAAACTTTGAAAATCCTTTTCTTTACCCTCTTTAAATTTCTCATATACTTTCTTTACGTTATCAGTCCAGGGATTATTATACTTCTTTATAACCTTGGGTACTGGTTTATGGGCATCATACATTATAAGAGTCTCAGTATTACCATACATTTGAGTAGCAAATATATTCAATTGTACTGACTGATTAGGTCCATAAACATATTCTGCCATCCTTTGTACCAATAATAAATCAAACATCAATCTCTTAGTAATTTCTGAAGCTCTTAATATCATTGTTATTACTGGAATATCCTCCTGGAATCTTTTAGAGAAAGTTGCAGCAATCAGACATTGTTTCCCATTATCATGTTTATTGTTAAATATATAGGATACATTATAATTCTGATTATATTTCACTTTCATTTGTCTTATTCTAGATCTCATAAGATCTAACTTATTGAAATCTATATAGTTATTCAGAAGTACACTCCATTTAGAGGAAGTATAATTAAAATGCCTACCATAATCAAATTCGGGATCTACCCAAGCTTTTCTTATGTGTACAAATATATTATAACAAACAGCCAATCCACTATTAGCTAAAGCTCCCTTACTAAAAAGGATTGGGTTCATCTGAAGGAAATATTCATTTATCTTTTCCCAAGCCTCCATAGAAGTAGCAAACTCAAGAGAATGGATATTCTCTGAAACATCCATATTCTCCAATCCGGGTAATGTTTTATTCCAACCTGACACGACTAATATTGATTTTTAGGGTTATTAATAAGCTGTTTCTAATCTCCACATATTAAGTTTATACTTTTTAAAATACTCCCTATAAATACCCTCAGGAGTAAATTGGAAGTTGCATAAGAATCCCATATACATATAAAAGGCTTTTACCAAGTATTCTTGGAATTCTATTTCTTTAGTCATTATTTGACTTCTCTTCCAGGGTCTACATTTAAGAGAATTCCTTGCCATATTCAAATAATACATTACATTGAATATAGCTTGTTTTTCCCCTTGAATATGGGAATATATATCCATAAGATAAAATCCAGGTATATCGGGAGTATTCTGTTGTAAAATGGGATACCTACGATATACTTCTAGATCATGTAACTTTTCTCCAAATAACATTACTCCAGATATACTGTCAATATTTCTTAGTTTACCATTTACTCGGGCATATTCATATATATCTTCAGCATCAATGTTAGAGTATAGGAATAAAGTCATAAAAAATCCTATGGCATCTGCCTGTTCTTCACAAGCATTTTGCAAATGATTCTTTACTTGATCTGTCTCTTCATTAGTAAGAATATCTATATTGAATCCCTTTTCATAAAGAATATCAAAAGCTTTATCGGTAGATTCATATCCCTCCATAAGTTCTTCTCCTATTCTATCGATAAAATCCTTTAATACTATCTGATTATCTGGGATATTAACATTCAAAGGGAATTCTTCGGGTAAATTCTCTGGGCCTTTTTCTATATAAGCAATTAATTGATCCTTACCTATTTCAAACATTGCCTCAAGATATTTACCATCCAATACCTCATTAGGCTCTTCTTTAATATTACGTATATCCATAATTAAAACTGATTAAATTGTTCTTCAGTTAATTGTTCCGGAATAGTATTATAGGTGAAGGTATGAATTAAAGTTACCAATGGGTCATTTGATCCTATATATACCAATCCTGGGGAAAGGTTTACCAATACTACCAGGACTTCTCCAGTATATTCCGATACCATTATATTAGAAAGCAACCCTTCTTTTACTGCCAAAGAATTATATACGGTATGTAAAAGAGCAGTCTTTTCATGTTGATATTTAATCTTAACTCCCATTGGAATGATTATTCTAGCATGTTGCCCAATAGTCAATCCTTGAAGTTCTCCATTTTCTCCCGTCTTGAAATCGAAGAATACCCTTCCATATCCATTGGGATTGAAAATCTTTTGGAACCATCCGAAATAGATTTTACCAGCAAGATCCTCATTACATATTTCAAAATCATGTTTGGTAAGATCCTTGGGCATATAAAGTACTGTTCCCCTATAAGTGGATTCATACCTGGGATTTAGTACTTTTCTAGTTTTTGTATAAACCAATTTTGAATTCTCCAGAACTGTGATTCTATTCTCATGATTTTGCAATTTCGGATAAATGACGGTATCAAGTTCATTTCGTATTTGATTTACTCGTATAGTTAACTGGTTTACCTTTTCAGTTAGTTCATTTACGGTAATCTGTAAGTTATCTGTTTTTTGTACATAAGTATCCACTTTAGTAGATAGATCATGTACGTCATCATTAGTATTATTAAGGGATTCTTGTAAGTTGATTATTTGATTCCCTTGAGTAGTTACTTGTTGTTGTAACCTTTGAAAGTCTTGATCACTGTAATTGTTTATGGCCATGGTTGTAATAATTTAATCTGAATCACTTTTACTTGTATCATACATTATTCCAAGAGGATCAGGTCTATTTGGAAAATCTCCAGCAATCATAGTGGATATTCTATCACTACTACCAAATCCCTTAGAACCTCGAGAAGACTTGAATGTAGCATATTGTTCATTAGAGATTGCATTAAGAGTTACATGGAATACTGGTACCAATAAGAATTGCAATACCTTAGTACCTGCCTGAATAGAGGTTTCCTCATTTCCAGTATTAATTATTCCCAAGTGTATCTCTCCAGTATAATCTGCATCTACTACTTGAGCAGAGAATATCAATCCTTTTTTAGAGGATACTCCAGACTTATTGTGAGCAATCAATGCAAACATCTTAGGAATCCTAACTTTTATACCTGATGGGATCAATACTCTTCCGTGAGGTGCTAATATTATTTTCTCTACTTCTTTGAAAAGGTTTAATTCGAACTTTACACCGTTGTAATTGGTAAAGTCCTCCTCCTTGAGACTATTGGGCATATAAAAATCAAGCCCAGCAGAATCATAAGATGTGCTGGGATCCTTGACTTCCCTTACCTTAGTAAAGGATATTGAGGCTTTGTTTATAGGATCAATATTCCACTGATCATTTTCCATTATCGCTTTGTTTTCCATATAATTCTCGGTATATCTTACGAATATCCTTAGTGGGAGCTTCGTACTTAGTTGAACACTTGTTTACAATTTCTCTTCTTGTTAATCCCTTTCTCTTAAGTGAACGTATGTATTTCTTTACTGCTTGAATATCTAAGAGAGTATCCAAATCCTTATAATGATTTTTATCCTCCAATTCCTTACGAGTAATCTTAAGATTCTGGGCCATCTTCAATGTACATAATTCAGAATCTCCACATAGTTTACATTCCTTAGTAGAAAGGTCATAATTTTTACCAAAACAGGGATCCAAATCAGGAGAACCCAATGACCCCAAATTAATTGGGGTCAAAGGATCCTGTTTGGTAATATCGGGTAATTTTTTCTTTTTAGAGGACTTCATACATCAGATCTCCTTCTTCTACCAGTGATTCCGATACATTTGCAAGGTATATCTGGTTTTGAGTAAGAGCATTAAGAAGACCAGCTTTCAATCCTCTTATTGCTTGTAACTTACCAGTAAACTTAAGTTTGATTGCATCGGTTACCACTACCAAACTAAATATGGGATTAGCTCCCTGAACTTCCTGTTTAATTTCTCCTATGAACTTAATCATTGGAGTGATGATCAGAGAAGTAACCAGATTAATTTGTACCTGGTCTTCCTTCTTTTCTACGGGTTTTTGTTCCTTGTTGTCTGCATCCTGTATTTCAGGATTTAATACATGTTCTTCTGCCATTGTTTTTTGAGTTTTAATTAGTTAATATTACGACTTTAAGATTGTTAGAAGCATTTAATAATAGGTCCTATTTGCTATTCTTAGTAGAGGATTTGATTACAAAGTCTTCTACCTGATAAAAATTAATGAATTTTATAAAGTCTATCAGTAGATTATCCACTGTAAAGAAATTACGACTGTCTCCCATTTTCCTATCCAATTCCTGATAGAAGTTATTAGCTTTCGTCATTACTAACCTCTCAATCAACTTATTATAGGTAAATCCCAGTCTAAGTATACCCGATACCATATAAATATCGATCCATACCAATCGATCATTATGCTCAGGTTCCTGGATATGCAATATGTTATTCTTATTGATTATCATGACAACTTATATTCTGTACGTGCAACTTGTGAATAATCTCTATTTCGCCTAATAACATTTACTTTATCAAAAATTCCTGAGGCATATATCGAAGAGTTCTTCTTATCAAAGTCTAATTTGAAAGTAGGAGATCCTTCTTCGATTGCTGAGTAAATTTGATCAAGCAAATAACGGATTATATCTAAATACTTCTCTGAATAAGTATCCTTAATAAATATATATTCATAAGGAGAACCATCACTTTCCCTGAAGGATAATTTAAGGGTAATGTTTTGCCTATCTTCTTTATTGGTAGATATAATACCTTCTCTAAATTGTTTGAGATTGAATATAAATGAGTTAATCATTGTGTTTAAAGTTTTAAGTTATACTTATGTTTATTGATTTTTAGTATAATCCTTTTCTAGGGTTTTCTTTAGTAGTAGGCCTAATATCATTCCTCGGTTCCCTCGGAATGATATTGCACACATACATAGTACTTTGGATTATCATAGTTGGAAGGTAGTATTACCTATGAAACTTGGACAGATCAATAACTTTTAGATTTTGCTGTAAATAATACCGTTTCCTATGTTTTCCGTGTCTATCCAAATAATCTCCAGGATAGTGAATATCATCAAGGTAAACTTTATTTTTTCCTTCACAAGTTCGAACTAATCGACCAAGGAATTGGATCGATTTTTCCTGGGAATCCATTGAGGCAGCATTAATCATACATCTCAATTTGGGGAAGTTTTTACCTCGAGCAATAATGGTAGTGGATATTAGGATATCAATATTACCTTCTCTAAAATC